GTACTCGCTGCACTGACTGACCGCCGTTCCGCAATCCCCTGTATCAGCATCCGCTTTCCCCATTATTCAAACCACTCAGGGCGCAACGTCTTGAGTTGATACACCCGCATTGTTGGAACTTCTAATTTCCATTGGTAAATCGCAGGGCGGCTCACACCCAACAGGTCTGCCAAAGCCTGCACGCTGCCTGCTAATCTGATCGCGGTTGTCTTTTCCATGCCGCATTATAAGCAGATTTATATCAATAAAAATAAGATTTTTTTGCGTAAAAGCTGTTTTTGATGGTAAGTGGGCTTACAATCTGCCTATGCCGCAACATTCCGTAGCGGTCTTTTTGGAGTTAGTAGATGAAACAAATAGCAACAGCACTGGTTAAGGCACAGAAGCAATTTGGGCCAGCACTCAAGACAAGCACCAATCCACATTTCCGCAGCAAGTACGCTGATCTTGCCGCAGTTGTAGAGGCAGTCATTGATGCTTTAAACGACAATGGCATTGCAATGATTCAAGCGCTGCACGAATGCAATGATGGTGTGATTGTCAGTACCACTTTTATCCATGAATCAGGCGAAGTCATTGATTGCGGAAAATTGCACGTTCCTGCTGCCAAGCAAGATCCCCAAGGGTATGGTTCAGCATTGACCTATGCGCGTAGATATAGCCTAATGGCGGCTGCTGGCATAGCGCCCGAAGATGATGATGGCAATGCTTCATCACGCAAACGCGAAGTTGTAGAAAAATCAGAACCAAACGTGAAATTTATTGAACAACAATTAATTGTTATGGCATCTTGTGCAACTTTAGATGAATTAAAACTTGCTTACACCGGGGCTTACGCTTGCTGTGATGGTAATCAAACTTGGCAAGCACGTGTAATTGAAGTCAAAAACAAACGTGTAAAGGAACTGAAAAATGTCTGATGACCAGCGCACAGAAGAATGGTTTGCTCAACGCTTGGGCAAAGTAACCGCCAGCAAAGTTGCCGACCTGATGGCAAAAACCAAAAGCGGATACAGTGCTTCGCGAGACAATTACATGGCGCAATTGGTTGTAGAGCGCATTACCAGCACCAAAGCTGAATCGTATAGTAATGCTGCAATGGATTGGGGCACAGCGCAAGAACCATTTGCACGAGCGGCGTATGAAGCGTTTACGGGCTTTATGGTTGAGGAAGTAGGCTTTGTGCAGCATCCAACAATTGCATGGGCTGGCGCGTCACCTGATGGGCTTGTTGGAGATGATGGGCTTGTTGAAATCAAGTGTCCAAATACAGCAACCATGATTGACACATTGTTAACGGGCAAAGTGCCGCAAAAGTATTACATCCAAATGCAAATGCAAATGGCTTGTACGCAAAGAGCATGGTGCGATTATGTAGTGTTTGACCCAAGAATGCCAACAAAGGCACAATTGTTTGTTAAGCGCGTTCCCCGTGATTCTGCTTTTATTGCTGAAATGGAAGCAGAAATAATCAACTTTTTGGCTGAAGTTGATGTGCAAGTAAGCCAGTTAACTCAACTAATCGAAGGTAAATAATGTCTAAAGTTCTTAAAGAAATCACAGTTATAAATGGTCAATACACTAACGCCAAAGGTGAAAAGAAAAATCGTTACACAAAAATTGGCAGCATTATTGACACTAAAAATGGTGATATGTTGAAGTTAGATGTAACGCCTCTTATGGATGGCGGTTGGAATGGTTGGGCTTACATCAATGACCCGCGACCATTGGAAACGCCTACTGGTAAGAAGGTGGAATTTGATGAAGATATGCCTTTTTAATTTATAATTTTGTGGGCTTGGCTACTCTTAGCGGAGGAAAAGGCGATTCGTTACCGCCCTGCCAATGCTTCTTTCTGTAACGCTGACCGATAACGTAAGGTTGCAAAATGCATTACTACCAATTTAACATTGGTGACTACAAAGCCGCCACAGCGCATTTATCCAATGAAGAAGATTTGGCTTACCGCCGACTTTTGGATATGTATTACGATTCAGAAACCAAAATACCCTTGGATACCCAGTGGGTTGCCAGACGCATCCGAGTGGAAGCCGCAGTGGTTCGAGATGTGTTAAACGATATGTTTGAACGCCATGAAGATGGGTGGTTTCATGCTCGTTGTAAAGATGTAATTGACGCTTATCACGCGATGGCAGAGAAAAATAGGGCTAATGGTCGCCTTGGTGGTAGGAAAAAGAACCCAGTGGGTAACCCAGTGGCAACCGACACGCAACCCATCGTTAAGGCAACTATAAACCATAAACTAGAAACCATAAACCATAAACCAATTAAGAATACAGTCGCCACACCCGTAGGTGTGACGGATAGTGTTTGGCAGGATTGGTTAAGTTTGCGTAAAGCAAAAAAAGCAGCAGTCACTAAAACCGCTATTGATGGCATAGCACGGGAAGCCAACAAAGCAGGGGTAAGCCTACAGACAGCATTGGAAACTTGCTGTGCAAGGGGTTGGACAGGGTTTAAGGCTGATTGGCTGAAAGGCAAGACAGAACAGAAATCTTTTGCCGAGAAGGACTACGATTTCAAACGCGCTCGATGGGAAGCTATGACCGGCAGAGCGCCAGGGCAGGAAATAAAACCATTTTTGGAGTTAGAAGATGACACAACCGATTGATCGATTATTTGAGCGTTTGTCAATGTCATACGGAAATGCTTGGGATAATTCGATAGGCACTGCGCCGTTAAACGAAATTAAATCGTTTTGGATGCATGAATTGTCAGGATTTATGAAAAGCAAAGAATCCATGATGGCAATTTCATGGGCATTAAATCATTTACCCGAAAGACCGCCTAACCTGGTGCAATTTAAAAACTTATGCTACCAAGCGCCTGCGTTTGAAAAACCACAATTACCAGCACCTCCTGCCGACCCTGCTCGTGTAAGCAAAGAATTGGCTAAATGGGCGAGTTTGCGGATTGATGACAAACAAGCCGACCCAAAGAATTGGGCGAGAAAAATTTTGAGCGATTACTCTGCCGGAATAAAAAGGTCGCAAGCATCAATTGAAATGGCACGCAATGCCTTGGAATCCTGATGCAATTCGTGCAAGCATCTTTGCCCATTATCTTGCGCTATGTAAGGAAGCGGGATGGAAAGATTACGCATGGGTGCGGGTTAAACAACTAGATGAGCAAACTATGTTTCGCGGAATTAAACAATACGTTTTGGAGCAAATGAATGCGACGAGCAGCAAGAGTGGACGCTAATCAGACGCAAGTAATTGAAGCATTACGGGCGGCAGGCGCATACGTTTGGGTTATTGGTTTGCCTGTTGATTTGCTTGTGGGCTACAAAAATCACACCATGTTGATGGAAATTAAAGCTGGCCCTAAAAAGCGTTTAACAGCGCTACAACAAGATTTTTTTGAAAAATGGGGCGGCGGCACATTGGTAAGAGTGGATGGTCCAGAAGCAGCATTGGCAGCGTTGCGAGTTATATAAAAACAGGATTAATATGAAAACACCATACAAAGCAGTTGAATTTATTATTGAAAATGCGCCTCTGTACGCTAAAGCAAAGTCAGAACGAATTTACCTTGAAGAATTTCGCAAGACAAAAAAAGCATTGTTGATGAAAGAAGCAATGGTTGCAGGCTTTGATTCAGCAGCAAGCCAAGAGCGCGAAGCGTATGCTCATGCTGATTACAAAAATGTTCTTGTGGGGCTGGCAGCAGCAATTGAAAAAGAAGAAACGTTGAGATGGCATTTGATGGCAGCGCAAATGAAAACGGAAATTTGGCGCACCGAAAGTGCCAATGACCGCATGGAAGGCAAAGCAACGCAGTAAAAATATTTTTGCAGGGACAGCAAAAGTAGTGTAAGCGAGCTTATAATTCACACAAGCCCAAGCAATTCCGCAAGGGTCTATTTAAGGAAGCACAATGAAAAACATTCATGTACTTATGACAGAGTTTCGAGAAGCATTGATTCGCGGTTACATACCGCCTTTGGAAATGGCAAGAATTATCCAAGAAATGAATGCAAGCCTTGCTGAGTTTTACCCCGAAGTGTTTGATGGATTGCCCATAAACCTTGACGATGTAAGCGATGAAGTTTGGGTGGCAACAAAAAATTTTGGCAATGAGGATATAACATGAATCATTATCGTGCTAGAAACATCGATCCGATAACAAGTTGGCAAGCGGCTGACGAAGCAAAAGACCTTGCTAAAGCCCATGCAGCACTGATTCTTAAAACTTTGCAAGAACAAGGCCCATTAGGCAAAGACGGAATTGCATTTTTTGCATTGCTTGATGGCAATCAAATAGCCAGGCGTTTGCCCGAAATGGAGCGTGATGGTTTAGTTGGGTTGACAGGTAAGATTGTAAAGTCTATGGCTAAACGTGCTGAAAGGGAATGGTATGCGATTTCTTAAATTTCTTAAAGATTACTACCGCGACTTAACGCCAGCCGAAGTTATTCAGCGAGAGCTTGCACAGGCCCATTTAGACCGTTTGGAGGCAGAAGGAGCAGTAGAGTATGCCCAGGCCGTTCTTGATTTAAATATAGGTCGTATTGAGCGTTTGAATAGGCGTATGGAGGAGTACAAATGACTAACTGTTGCAACGCAAACGGTGAATGTACACAAGGGCGTGATTGCCCTATCAGAAAGCAACGCGCTCAAGAAGCCAATGAAGCGTATATCAAAGGATTTTTAATGGGGCAGGAAGACCCACTAGATGACCTTGCCGATACCTTCAAAGCATTGATTGCTTTGATGTTTGTAGTGGGCGGGCTAACAATGATTGCTTTTGCGATATGGGGGAAGTGATGAACATAGATGAAATTACCCTTATGGCGCGAAAGGCTGGGTTTGTCGGGTTTGATGGCAAAAACAAAACCCTTTGTAAATTTGCCGCCTTGGTAGCAGAACATGAGCGTGAGGAGTGTATAAAGGTGTGTGAAATACTACTTACAGTATTCTTATCTCCGCAATATAAAACCGGACAACCGCTGTCTAGTTTTGGAGA